CGCCGGCCCCGTCCCCCGGTCCTGTGCCCGGTCCCGCGCTGCGCGGGCGACCCGCTCCCTCGATTTTTGGGCCCATGCCAGCCTTCTCCCGCCACGGAGGCCAACGCGGAGGGGGAAAAACCCCCGCACCCACCGGGGATCTGCTGCCCGAGGAGCACTACGAGCAGGAGTTTTCGAAGAGGTTCTACCACAGTGTCGGGAACGCTTGCCTTGAGATCCGGAAACCCGGGAGAGCCCCCGTCTGCAATTGCAAGCCCTCTTCCTACGAGAAGCTCCTCCCGACCGCCGACGGGATCCACTTCGGAGGCTGCGAGAAGAACCTGGACGCCGCTATTTTTGCTCGGGGCTTCAACACGGACGTCTCCCCCGACATGTTCTACGTCCGCTGCTTCCGCTACTGGGTCCAGAACGTCTGGTGGCCGAGGCACGAGGCGCGAGTCCGCGACGCTGCGCTGGCGCTCACGGAGGAGGACCTGTCCTGGCAGCGCTTCCTCAGCGAGACCGTCCCTGCTAAACGGCGCATCTACCAGGAGGGGCTGGACGACTTCTTGGAGAAGCAGAACATCAACACGTGGTTCGAGCTGTTCAACAAGACTAACGAGATCCACTACGCCCCTCGGTGGGATGTGCGGCCCAGGATGATCTTCAACCCCTCAAAGTCGATGAAGGGCGTCGGGGCCTACCTGGCCCGCCAGATGATCAGCCTGATGAAGAAGATCGAGCCCGGCTTCACCTCCGGCTACTCGATGAGCGAGCTCGGCCAGAAGCTGAACGAACGCCGTCAGTCTCGCCGGAGCTTCTACGACCGCAACGTGTACAGCTACGACGGCTCGAGCCACGATGCGCACCAGGACGTGGCTCTCATCGACGCGGTTGACCACTTCCTGCTCCGGCAATTGATCCCGCTGATCACCAGCCACAGCTACAGCGCGGTCCCCGACTACCTCACCGACCGCGTCCTCGACGCCCTCTGCCGGCTGAGCTACGACTTCAGCACCCGCACGGGCATGACGGGCAGGATCTACGGCACCGTTTTCTCCGGTCACCCGACTCTCACCACGCTCTTCAACACCCTTCGCTCGATTTTGTACAACCGCTTTGCCGTTTGGTTAGAGAATCCCAGCGCGGAGGAGGGCGGCGACTTCTGGGCCGCGGGAGATGACGTGCTGGTCTGGCTTCCCAGGAGCGTCGACTGGGAGAGCCTCTGCGAGACCTTGGGGGGGAACTTCGGATGCCACGGCTTGGGCCAATACCCGAAGGACTTCCTCACTGGCGCTCTCGAGGAACACTCGTTCCTCTCCAAGCGTTTCGTCGTCCAGAGCGATGAGGTCGGGCTCATCCCTGTCGCCGAACGCTTGTACAAAGCGGGGGTCGTCCGGAACCTGGACTGCCCGCACTCCGCGGCGGAGCAACGTGCGGCCATGGCCGTAGCGCACGCTGACCTGCCCCGGAGCTTGTTCCACTTCTTCGGCCGCCGCTTTCTCGACTCGGAGCTCCAGTACAACGAACGGGCTCTTGCTAAGATGTCGCTGGAAGACTGGGGTTTCCGGTTGAAGATGCGGAACGGCACCTTCTCTCCCGAGCTCGACGAACAGGCCGAACGCTTGTCGGAGCAGAAGTGGTCCCTGAAGGTGGCCACGGACGCCCCCGAGCTCACACGGCTCCACGAAAATTTAAACATGGGAAACCTCTGCATCAAGCGGAAAAGCACCGACGGCGTCCCCAAGGACATCGTCGAATACACTCGGATTCTCCACGAGTCAGAAAGAAAGGAGAAGAGCCCCCAGGTCTGGACCGACCCTGACTTCGTGAAGACCGAGGTCAGCGTCTCCAGAGTTCGGGGCGGGGGCCCCAAGCCCTCGGGGGGCGCCAAGAACAAGAAAGGCACCCCACAACTCGGACCGACCGGGAAGGCCAAGCGGAAGCCCCAGGCTCTCGCCCAACTCCTCAGGGAGGCTGCAGAGGGGAAAAAGAACCACTCGAACGCCGTCCGGGAGTACATGGCGTGCGTCCTGCGCCCAGACCTCTACACCGCGAAGGTCCCTTCGCTCTTCCCCGTCCCGAGTCACGTCTGCCAGACCAAGAGCACCAGCTACTTCACGACCAACGCGAATGGCAACGCGTTCATCGTTCTCGACCCCTGGACCACTAGCAACATGCTGATCGTCTCCAACTCAGTCGGTACACTGGCGGCGGAGGGCGTCAGCTGGTCTGGCGTCGGCATCAGCTACTCGGTCCCCGCCTCCCTGCACACCTACGCCGCCGCTTTTCGCGTCGTCGCGGCCTACATGAAAATCGAACTTCTCACCCCCGACCAAACGCGGCAAGGCATCCTGAACGCAGGGTTCGTTCCCACCAACCCCTTCACCACGACGTTCACGTTCGACTCCCTCCGGGACCAACCCGGTGTTGAGTCGGCGAACGCATCGAAGGACCCCGGGGTCTGGTGCCGCTTCATCCCCATGGACCCGTCTTTCCTGAACTTCTCCGCCGGAGCGCCCCCGAACAAGGTCGCGCTGGCGGCTTGCATCTCTGGCGCCTCGGCCGGCGCGCAGTACGCGGTGACCCTCCGCGTGGTCCATGAGTTCGTTCCCGGGGGCCAGTACACCGACCTGCTGGTCCCAACCCCCGGCCCGACAGCGTCCCCTGACGGCATCCTCCAGCGAATCGCTAAGGCGGCCACTGCCGGCATCGGCACCATCAGCCAGGCTGCCAGCGGCGCGCTCGGAGCTCTGAACGTTGGCTTCGCGAACGTCCGTTCGTTCGCCAACGGTAAGGTGATGACCGTCTAAACGGGACGGGGTTGACACCGGGCGGCAAGACCCTCCCGGCTGTCACGCTGGCCACGTTACGGCCGCGCCCCGACAGGGCGCACCAACAGCCGGCGGGGCTATAAGCCGCACCCCGACACCTCCCCGCGGTGTTGTGGAGAAACAGGGCGCTGGTGACGTAACACCCCCGGCTCGCTGCCGGGTAAAGTTGGCCACTACACAGCCCGAGTTGGTCCGGCAAGCCAACTCGTACCACACGCTATTGCGTCCGCCCGTAGCTCCTCGACACGTAAGCTCGAGCGCACCGCTGGCGATATAGCGGAGTCTTGGCCAGACGTATCGGCCGTCCTCCAACGGGTGAACGTTGGGCGTCACTGCAACGGACGTTAAATGGCAGCGCGGAGCGTAGGGCTTGCGCGACACCTCCGAAGGGAGGGTCCGGCATGCGTGCCGGTAAATGACGGCTTTGCTGTCCTTCTCGGGGGGGATATAAGCGCACTTTTTAGTGCGTCCCGAGAAGTAACCACCTGCAGTCGCTTCGGCGGCTACTAACCCAAAGTTGGCCACTACACAGCCCGAGTTGGTCCGGCA